GCATTCACATGGATGAAGAATGCCCACAGAATATTTTTGAAACTTTAGTAGGTGGTCGAACAGTAGACTATCATGGGCGTGTAATTTTAACATTCACCACCCTTCAAGGATACACACCACTCGTAAACAGTTTATTGAAAGGAGCTACGACAGTCAGGTCAAAGTACTCTGCGTTATTGGATAAGGAACTACCCTTGGAACAAGTGTCTGCGAATTGGCCTGACTGTCGCATATATTACTTTTGGAGTGAGATGAGTCCTTTTGTGGATTACAAAGAACTTATTCGCACCTATTCTAAGCAACCACAGGAAGTAAAACTTGCTCGATTATATGGCATACCAAGTAAGAGTTTTGAAGGAAAGTTCCCAAAATTCCAGCGTGAGACAAATGTAATAGAACATAGTAAGATACCATTCATTACAGACCCATCTGTAAATGTAACACGTTACTTTATTTGCGATCCGGGTGGTAGTAAACCTTGGGTTGGATTATGGGCAGGTGTAACAAAGGACAAGAAGATATATATCTATCGTGAGTTCCCTGACAGTACAATGGGAGCATGGGCAATACCCCATGTGAATGGTGCTGGAAAAGCAGTGGGTAAGCCTGGCCCTGGACAACGTCCTCTAGGTTGGGGGTACAGTGATTACAAGGATTACTTTGAAGCACAGGAGGATGGTGAGGGAATATTTGAGCGGATAGTTGACCCACGAATGGGAGCAGCCACAGTGCGCACAAAGGAAGGGGAGAGTAATATAATTAACACGATGAGTAACATGGGATTTGTATTCCGTGCTGCACCTGGTGTGTCCATAGACTCAGGTATTGCTAAGATTAATGATGCACTATCATGGGATGATACAGAACCAATGACTGACAATAATTGCCCACAACTTTACTTCTCCGATCAGTGCGAGAATACAATATCTTCCATGCTTGAATATGCAGGAGAGAGTAAGAGTGATTACTTCTCCGACCAAATTGATTGCCTGCGTTATTTATTTGTAAGTGGAGCAGAACATATCACCCATCGTGACATTCAGGTCACAGGTGGTGGCGGGTATTAGATTGACTACATTAGGTGCATAATGTAGTTTTATGCTACACCATGCTCTCTGCTAGCGACCCAGAACTATTATACGTATCTAAAGAGCCTGATATCGCCTACCTTGCGGAAGCATACAAGCGTACTCAGAGTGACTTGGGTGAGTGGTTAGATCGCAGACAAAGAGATTACGATACCCGTCATTGTTTATGGTCAGGTAAATCGGATGATTTTAAGAAGCACGCTTCACAGAGTTCAACAGGTGAGGTATTTCCGTGGGAAAGTGCGAGTGACAGTGAGGTAAGGCTTTGCGATGAGTTAATCTCCTGCCGTATTGCAATGAGCATGAATGCGATTAGACGTGGTCACATTGTAGCCACACCAACAGAATCAAATGATGTTGAGCGTGCCAATGTGGTCAGCATGTTCTTACGATGGTTAATTAATTCCAAGATGCAAGAGTTCTACCCAGAGGTTGAGCTTGGATTAAACCATCTATTTGAGAAGGGCATGATGGTACATTACTGCTGGTACGAGAACCAAGAACTCAAGCAACAGCAAACCATTAGCCTGGAGGAAATCGCTCAAGTCCTTCCACAGATTGCCGGAGCAATCCAAGATGGAAGTATGGACGAGGAACTCGCAGAAGTTTTGAAAACGCAGTTTGATATTAGCAAGTCCAAGGCAAGGGCAATGTTAAAGGAAATGCGTAAGGATGGAGAAACAACAGTACCTGTAACACGCCAAGTTGTAAGCAGACCAAAGATCAAGGCACTTGCACCAGATGAGGATGTGTTTTGGCCAAGCTATTGTATAGATCCACAAGAGTCGCCATTTATGTTCCATGTTGTATCCATGACTCCAGAGCAATTAAGGTCTAAAATTAATACCGAAAATTGGTCAGAAGAATTTGTGGATGCTGCTATTGAACTAGCAGGGCAGGGCGAGGATACAGATCAAAACATCTATCAGTTGCGTGAGGATGATGAGTTCACCAGAGATAACGAGAATAGCCTTGTTAGAATAGTGTACTGTTATCAAAGACTATTGGATGAGGATAATGTGCCAGGTATTTACTGCACGATTTATCATAGCAATATTACAGATTTATATGCCAAGCACCAACTGCTTGACTACTCACATGGACAGTATCCATTTGTTGTAACCACACTTGAGAAAACAAGTAAGAAACTTTACTCCTCTAGGTCATACCCAGAACTGATTGAAAGTTTACAGCAGGTACTCAAGGCAGAAACAGATGCCGGAATTGATGCACAATCATTAGCAACTTTGCCACCCATCGAATTTCCAATGGGTAGATCACCTGCTAGATTCGGGCCTGGGGTAAAGATTCCATACCGCACACCTGGTGAGGTAAGATTTGCAGACACTCCTCGTGGATCAGTATCCAATGTCGAGCTACGAAGATATATACAGGAACAAGCAAACAGATACTTTGGTAGGAACGCACCTGGTGTAGATCCAATTGAGGCACAGATGAAACAACAGGAGGTGATTGATAAAGTATTTCACCACCTTAAGCATGTGCTTGATCAAGTATACTCTCTTTATCAGCAGTATGGCCCTGACCAAGAATACTTCCGTGTCACAGGTATGCAGGACATGCAGAAGTATGATAAGGGAAAACCTAATGAAAGGTTTGATTTTTACATGCAGTTTGATGCTGCAACACAAGACCCAGAGCAAATGCTTGAACGTGTAAAAGCAATTGCACAACTTGGCGCACAACTAGACAAGAATGGTACGCTAGACACTGAGCGATTATTACAGATTGCAGTTGGTCAGATTTTACCGGGGGCTGCGGAAAGTATTATGCTTCCCAAGGAAACCGCATCACAAAAAGCAATGGATGAGGAAAGACAGACCATTGCAGAAATCTATGCTGGTGTACCACCCAATGTTAAACCTAATGATGCTCATGAGATGAAGTTGCAGATATTCCAGCAATGGTTATCTCAACCTGATGTGGCACAAAAGGTACAACAAGATCCAGCCTTACAGGAGCGTATTTCCAATTATATGCAACAAAGACAGATGCAGGTTCAGCAGAAAGAGAATGCTGAGATTGGTAGGCTGGGAGCAGCACCAACACAATTTGGAACAACAGGAGCAGCATCAACAGGAGGATAAGATTATGCCAGGTTATATGTACGGAAAAAAAATGATGAAGAAAAAAAGCCCAATTAAGAAAAAGGTTAGGCGTAAAAAGAAATAATGGCTAAAGGAGCAAAACATTATCTCAGAGACGGAAAAACTTGGGATAAAGGTTATCATAAAATGCCAAACGGAAAACTTCATACAGGAAAGACACATGGCAAAACAAGTAAGCCTTTATTTCATTTTGGAGAACTCTCTGAGGTTGCTAAGAAAAAAGCACGAAAAAGAAAATGATTACCTACCGCAAAGAGAAATTTAGCGGTTACAATAAACCAAAGCGTACACCAGGTAAGTCCAAGAAGTTTGCAGTCTTAGCTAAACAAGGAGACCAAGTAAAACTTGTACGCTTTGGGGACAGTAGTATGTCAATTAAGAAGAACCAACCTGCACGCAAGAAAAGCTACTGTGCAAGGTCAGGTGGGATAAAAGGAAAGACAAATAAACTTAGTGCCAATTATTGGTCACGCAAAGCATGGAATTGTTAAATGTCGCTATATAAAAATATTCATCGAAAACGAAAACGTATTAAAAAAGGGAGTGGTGAGAAGATGAGAAAGCCTGGATCGAAAGGCGCACCAACTGCCAAGGCATTTAAGAAAGCAGCTAAAACTGCACGCAAAAGAAAATAAACGATGAGTCCCCGCAAAAGAAAAACCTACCACGAGATTGACCCAGAGGAAGCAATAACTGCTTTAGCCACTTTAAAGAATGACCCTCACTTTAAGAAGTACATTGAGATGCGAGAAGCAATGCGTGAGGAAGTAATACGCCAGCTTCAAACAAAAGCAATCATCGACTGCACAAATCGACACTACATGATGACAGGTAAACTTGAAGCAATTGATGAGGAACTCGATACCTTCTACAAAATGTAACTTTTGGTTATAGGTTAGTTAGATACGCCCTTGTGACTTTCGTGGGATAGGTCACAAGGGCTTTTTTGTTGCCTTTTACTGCCCCATAAACTACATTCTGCTACACTAGGCTATTTATGCCTTGATCTTATGGAAGAAGCAATTCAAGAGGTTGTCTCAGAGTCCTCACAAAACTCCGTGGATAGTTTAACGTCTGGTGAAGGTAACCTAACAATGGCAGAGCTTGCATCATCTCTGATGCAGAAACGCCAAAGCGAGGAAACTGAAACCACAACCGAAGAGGAATCTGAACCCGTTGAAGAACAACCTACGGAAGAAGAAGAATCAGAGGATCAGTCTGCTGAAGAGTCGGATGAATCAAATGAGGAATCAGATGAGCCGCCCGTACAGCCTTCAGATGTTCTTTCAAAGTTTAAAGACCTGGACTTGGATTCATTATCCGAGGAGGAGTCTAAGGAACTTGCCAAGCATCTCAATGCTTCTGCAATCAAGCGGTTTGGGAAACTGACCGCGCAGAAGAAAGCGTTACTTGCTGAGAACCAAGAACTCCAGCAGCAAGTTGAGCAAGCACCCGTGCCTGCTGAACAACCTGCATTCCTAAAGGATAATGCCTTGCACAATGTCAGTGATGTCAACGCACTTACTAAAGAAGTTGAGAACCTTAACACGCTCATCGAATGGGCAGACGAAGGGATGGAAAACGAAGTGGAGTACGATGACGCTGGCAATGAATATGTTGTCAAGGATGCTGACAAGACTTACACCAAAGCGGATCTCCGTAGAATCAAAGCGAATGCAAAGAAGATACTTCGCAAAGATGCTCCGGCAAGAGAAGCCTGGATTAAGGAACGTCAAGCTAGTGACCAACAAGCAGTTCAAACTTTCGACTTCCTCAGTGATGGAGAGAGTGATGACTACAAGATGTTCATGCAGGTAAAGCAAAGTCCGCTTTATAAACCATTAGTTGACCACCTACCCAACAGCAACTTTGCACTTGGGCTTATGGTGGAAGGACTAAAGGCAGTTAAAGCGAAACAAGCAAATGCAAGTCAACCAAAGAAATTGAAGAAACCAACTGCACCTGTCGCAAGCACAGAAGCAGGTGCAAGTAAACCAAGATCTGAGGGAAGTAAACATAAGAAGGCTATACAAGCGGCTCATGCCAAGTTTGAGAAATCTGGCAATATCGCAGACTACCAAAATTACATAAAACTAAAGCGATCAATCGCATAAATTTAAAACAAAATTAGGAGGATATAAAAAATGGCTAAAGCAACGTCGTACAACACAGTCGGAAATAAAGAGGATATTATGTCGACTATCACAATTTTAGAGCCAGAGGCTACACCTTTGGTATCTATGGCAAAAAAAGGAAAAGCATCTGGAACATTCTTTGAATGGCAGGCCGATTCGCTTTTAAGTCCGGATTTTTCTGGCGTTAATGAAGGTGAAGATGTTTCAAGTTTTACCAATCAAACCGCAAACCGCGCTCGTCTTGGGAATTACGTTCAGAAATTTAGAGATACCTTCCAAATATCTGATATTCAAGAACTTGTAGATACAGCTGGCGTTTCAAACGAAATGGCATTGGCCGAGTCTAAAAGTATAAGACAAATTAAGCGCTCAATTGAAAGTGCATTTTGTTCCGCACAAGATCGTCAAGCAGACTCTGGAGCAGGCGCACCTTACAAAACTCGTGGTCTTCTCAAATGGTTAGGAGTTGGTGGACAACCTTCAGACGTTCCTGCTGAGTACCAGAATGTTGCAAACGACACTACTGCCACGCAAACCGAAACAACCTTCAATAATGTTCTTCAAGAACTTTACGAAGCTAACGGAATGCCCGGTGGACAGTTGACCTTACTTGCAGGCCCAAGCCTCAAGAGAGAGATTTCTGACTTCTCAAGAGTGTCTTCTTCAACCCGTAACACATATCAAGTTAACCAGGATGCTGAGTCTAAGAAGATCACGCTTTCAGTTAATATTTATGAGGGGGACTTCGGTTTGGTTTCAGTGGCAAGTTCGCTGTTTATAAATCGTACGTCAGGAAGTGACACAGTTGATGCTGACGCAGGTCTCTTGATTGATCCTGAGTACATTGGTATGCAGTCCTTGAAATCCGAATCAGTTACTGAATTGGAAGACCAGGGAGGCGGGCGCAGAGGTTTCGTTGATGTAATTTGTGGCTTGGTTTGCAATAGCCCAAAAGCACACGGATTTTTTAACTGATAACACTTAACATTAAGGAGATTTAAGATATGCCAGAATTATCAAATAATGAAGCAGGACGTGGTTTCACACATGTGTACACCGCAACCTATGAAGACCTACAGACTATCGGCAATGGTGGACAATTGACCATCGCAACTATACCCGCAGGTGGTGCAGTTGAGATGGCAGGTGTGTACGAAAGTGTCGCATTTGCAGGTACAACCTCCCTCGTCATTGACGTAGGAACAACAGCAGGTGACCCGGATGAGTTCATCGATGCTCTCGATGTGGACGGCATGTCCGCACCTGTGTTTAACACAGGAGATGCATTTACAGATGCTCAATCACAACCTGTCGGTGGAACAAACACAGCAGCTTCCGTTATCCTGGAAGTAACAGACGCAGCGATTGCATCCGCAACTGCTGGAGAAATTGTTATCGGATTACGTATCGTTGACCTTGGTCAATTTGCTTAATTGCAATTAGGATTTGGGGAGTGATCTGCGTAGCGGGTCACTCCCTTTTCCACATCAATTTATTATGGCAGAAATATTCATACCAAAGTGGAAAGCATCTCAAGGTAACGGAACGCAGTTCATGAAGAACCTGGAGAAGCACTTGCGTTACGAAGTTGACCTTGAGAAATACGAGGCAAGAAAGCGTGAGGTTGAAGTTGGAAAAGAAAACCAGCTTGGTGGACAAGTTGAAGGACTTGGTCAGCTTAAAGGTACAATACCTGCCCGTGAGTTCTTTCGCTGGGATGGATACAAAAAGGGCTGTTGGGGGGATAAGGCGTTCATTAATGAAATGCTACGTGACAACCCAAGTTTTAAAGCAAAATCATTTTCAAAGAAAACCTTCGTATCTGGAGGTTTTACTAAGCCCAGCTTCGCATGAGGAAGATAGCAGTAAGCACAATGATCACCAACCTGGTAAGTATGGTTGGCGTGGATTCATTCCTTACTGCTGAATCAACTGCTGCTGTACGCAGCTTTAATCGCTTTGGCAAGTTGGCATGGGATCGCACTGCATGGCCATTCAATTCAGTCATTGAACAAATCATACCAGACCTTCGTGTACGAAGTGTACAAGTAGGTAGTGGTGGATCGAGCTATACATCTGCACCAACTGTTGCCTTTAGTGGTGGAGGTGGTAACTCAGCAGCAGCAACTGCAACTATTAACTCAGATGGAGAAGTAAACGGAATCGCAGTTACAAATAATGGCACTGCATTCACAGGAGTACCAACAGTTAGTTTTAGTGGTGGTGGTGGAAGTGGAGCAACTGCAACTGCAAGTATGCTTACTTACATTGATTTTGGCACAACCATTAGCGAAATATTTCGTGTCACTACTAATGACCCTTATGG